TGTCTCCTAAAGCTCCGCCTAACAAACCAGTGCCAATAGTTCCAAACAAGTTAGCTTGTCCTAGTGCCGCCGCTAAACGCGATTGAAGCCCTGTCATAGACCCTTCACCAAACAAACCAGCACCGTACAACTGACCACGTTGAGCCATTTCAAGCGGTGTCATTCCTAGCTGTGCTACGTTCATAAGCTGTGATTGTGGTATATACGATCCTGTAAGAGCACCTAAAGCAAGTTGTTGTTGTGCTTGTTGCGCGGCCGCATCTTGCATAGACAAACCACTACCCAAACCTGCAAACTGCGCGCCTAAGCCGGCCTGTTGTGCTTGTAGAGCATTTCCTAACTGCGCCTGTTGACCAAACATACCGCCTAAAGCCTGTGCAGTACCTAAAGCTTGTCTTTGTTCTGCTTGTGCTTGTTGCATAGCAGCTAGTGATGCTCTGTCTTGCGCTTCTTCTTGAGCTTTAGATAACGCAAGCTGTTCAGGAGTACCGCCAAACATAGCTGTACGTACACCTAAACGTCCTTGTTGAGCCAAGCGTTCTTCTAATGCTAGACGCTGTCGTTCTTCTTCAGGACGTTGGGTAGCTCTGATACGTTCGTACACATCAGCTTCTCTAGTTGCTGTTGGATCTAAAAGACCCTGTGTAGCTTGTGTTGCTAACTGATTATATTTTAATCTAAGCGCTTCGGTATCTGTAGGTCTAGACTTAGCATCTTTCATAAAACCACTGCCTAAACCAAAAGCTTGAGTGGCTGCTTGTTGTCTTTGTAATTCACCGTATGGGTTAGTAAACAAGGCATTTTCTGCTTGTTGTTGCAACATGTCTTGAATAAATTTTTCTTGCATTCCCAAAGTTAATTGTGCTTGTGAACCTCCAAAACCCGGAACAGGAGTTTGTTGAGAATCCATAGCTACGGCTGTTTGTTTGTATGGATCAAAACCCGGCGTTGGCTGTCCCGGTTGAGTTCCCGGTTGAGGATCACCGCCACCGCCGCCACCGCCGCCACCGCCGCCACCTTGAGTACCGTCAGTAGGAATTGGAGCACCTGTATAACCCGGAAAAGCATTAGGATCAAACGCTGGTGTTCCAGCAGGAGTAAAACCAAATTGACTACCAGTAGTAGACGCTATAGTAAACGGTTGAAATTGACTTTGTTGTAAACCTTGTTGTGCTATAAGGTTTGCACCAGTTTGTGCTTGATCTCCAATAGTACCAAGACGATCATAAGCACCTTTTAATAAAGCTAAACCAGCGCCTCCGAATAATGCATTATCTAAATACTTGTCATCACCACCAAAAAGACTCTGAAAAAAATCATCAATGGCACCCGATTGAGTACTAGTAGCTTGTTGTTGTCCCATCATTGGACGAACAGCAGGATTAACTTGTTGTCCCATCATTCCCATCATTGGATTAATAGTTTCTATAGAGGTGTTTTGTCCCATCATTGGATTAATAGTTTCTATAGGAGCACTTTGCCCTACCATCGGAACTTCAATAGAACTATAAGTGTCGGTCATAGGAAGACCTGTGTTTACATTAATACCGGGGGCTGCTAAACGCATTAGTAAGTTCCTCCGTCAATCGTGCCTGTAGACAGAGTACCTGTAAATGTCAACGCAGGAATTGTTACAGTGCCAGTAAATGTAGGAGAAGCTAAGTCAGCTTTAGTTGCACTGGCTGTTGCAATCGCATTAAACTCAGTGTCAAACTCGCTACCACGAATAACCTTACCGCTATCTCCAGAAGGTAAACTGTCCTTAGCAGTAAAATTTGTTGTCTTTGTATAATTACTCATACTGTTTTACCTATTAGTGCTAATACGTTAATTTCTTGGAGAGACAGGGCAGACCCGTTTATGTCAGCCTCTAAACCTATTGTAATAATACTTCCGTTACCTGTTGCCTGAACAGAGTTTCTTGTTGTTAGTTCTCCACCTGTATATTCGCCAACAGCAAACTCATCGACGCCAAAGTAAGCTGGTACTTGATTACCTACACTAAATCGATAAGTGTTAAAATCAGTGGCTAAATCATAAGCCCATTTTACAAACACAGTTGCACCAGCGGCACCAACCAAAGTTGGTCTAAGTTTTTTAAGCAGTTTAATTTTTGATGGATCACCAAAAGTTAAACCGGGGCTGTAGTACCTAAAGCGATACGCTGTTGTGTTGTCCGCGTACCCTGAGTAAGTACCCAAACCATCTGTTGTGCCTATGTACACTGTCCCATCTGTTTTAAGCTCAAACGATTTATGAGGTACAGAAGTCCAGCGAGTTACACGATAAGCACCAGTTTCTAACCTGCCTTTAAGATCAAAACAATAAACCGTTTGTTGATCTGGAAAAGCAATTAAATAAAAAGAGTTTTCAGGACTGTACACAGAAGCAACTGGTAAAGTTTTGTTTTTAATTAAACTAATTAACTCAGTCTTTACGTTGTTACTTAAATCAGACAACGGCATAGATTTTTCTTGTATTGTACGTCCAAAACTTCTTAATCCGTTTTGAGACATAAACAACACATCAGTGCCTATATGTTGTACAGAGTTTCTATCGATGCACCCAACACCAGCAACAGTGTCAGCTAAAGTCATACTAGCAGGACTAGAAGCACCAGTGTAAGCAAGAATGCTATGTTTACCAAATATAATTAAAGCATTATTGTGTGCTGCTAACGCTACAACTTCATCGTATCCATCAGGCCAAGCCTTAGATACATCTATAGAACCACTGGAACCACCAGAAAAAGCATTACCATTTAAAAGATCTGACCAATAAATAGTTTGTGTATCTGTTGCGTTGTCTACAATAAACAAACGACCAAACGCTGCTAAAGCCTCGTGACATTTAAATGTTGCGTTAGTAGCACCACTATTAGCTACAGTAAATGTACGTAGTCCTGTGGCGTTGTCGTACACCAGAGGATCGTACCCGCGTTGAAAAAAGTAAGCCTTGTCGTTAAAGTTTACAATCTTCCAATCATTTGCTGAAATTGTATATGAACCGGGAGTTGCATCAGTCAGGGTAGTAGTTCCTGTCATAATTTTGTTGTTACCTGCTGTAAATACTACCTCGTTACCTGCATCATCAAAAAAATAATGAATCTTGTGTACGTAATCAGTACCTAATGCAGTCTTGTTAGTGGTAACAACAGTTATTCCTTTTCGTGCAGCAATACGTCCACGCTTGTCAATAACAGCATTGTCAGCTATGTCTGCGTATGAAGGGTCTTGTGCAATAGGTGAGTCTTCCGTATTAACACCTTTAAACGCAGGAGCAACTAAATTAATACTTTGAAGTGGCTGTGCCATATGTATATCCTTACGGGGTATACCAAATAACTTCTTCTGGATGTTTTTGCGCGTCCAAAGCAATTGCATCAGACAAAAACTTATCAGCAATACCAAAATACTCAGGGGCGGATGTGCCGCCTGTTTCACCACGTTCACGCGCTAAAAGAGCTATTGCCATGTGAACAACAGGTTGACTAGGTATTTCTAATTTATCAGTATCAGCACTAAGTTCAGAGTTTCTAAGCGTACAGTTAAAACGTAAATCATAAGCAGCATCTGGTTTTGGGTATACGTCTACCTGTGTGTCGCCATTAGAGTCAATACCGTTGTACGTGTAGTACTCAGGAGTTCCTGAAGCAGGCGTACCTATCAAGTATTTATCGTCAAACCAATTTTGAGGTCGATACTCCATTGTTAAATTTGACGTGTCGTTTACAACGTTTAGTACTTTTATTTTATTCTGTGATCCCGTAAGCACATAATTAAATGTACCAGAAGACGTAGTTACGGTTAACGTTGTTCTAAGAGCAGACCAATCCCAAGCATCTTCTACTAATTTTTTAGCATCGTTTACAAAGTCTCCTACCATCTTGCTGTAAGTATTGTCACTAATGCTAGATATTTCATCTTCACGTAGTCGACGCAGTACGTTATTTACTAAATTTAAATATGTCATATTAAACCTTAAACATACTGTTTCTTGCTATTAAATTATTTAAAGCCGTATTTATTTGAGTCATGTAATCTTGTTGAGATACATTAATTGGAGCAAAAGTAGGGAGATCATATGATGGTAATTTGTCAAAAGGCGTAAAATTAGAAGAACTTAACATGCCAGTACTAGTACCAAGACCATTGCCATTTCCATTGCCATTTCCATTGCCATTTCCATTTCCATTTCCATTTCCAGTGACAGTAACAGTGCCATCGCCATCGCCATCGCCATCGCCATCGCCATCGCCATTGCCATTGCCATTGCCATTGCCATTGCCATTGCCATTGCCATTGTTATT